GTATATCTTTGAGATTTAGATTACCGGCAGCAAAGTTAGTAAAGCCTTGTGAAAATTCATTGTTAACTCTTAATTTTGGAAACTTATCTATAAAAGGTAGTGTGTTATCATTATAACAGCTACATTCAAAATTATAATTAAAGACATTGGTAGCTGCTCTAGTACCTTTTTGTATATTATCTTGCATGTAAGGAGGTAGTTTATTATAAAGATCTAAAGCTGCATTAAATGGTTCTAAACCATAAACTGTAGTAGATATATTTCCTCTTACTGCATTACCTAATGTACCTATTCCATCGTTTACTGAAGCTAGTAAATTTATACTCTCACCAGATAAAAGTTTAGATATATCATATGCAGCACATGCGAAAGGACCATTCAAAAGTTGACGTAAATAATATAGAATAGAGCATTCATCGAGATTTAAGAGACCTTCAGCAGATTGAAGCATGCCTATAAATTTTTCTAATTGATCTAAGCCTAACTCAAAAATCTTGAGATAGTTTTCCATGAAATCTAAATCAGACTCAGAATAATTATGCATGAATTGACCATTTAACTTACCATCACAATCTCTCTCAATTAAATTTTCGAATTGTTTTCTATTTACAAAGAGAGATCTTAGAACTTGAGCTTTAACGTTAAAGAAACCATTAACATCATCTACTAGTTCATTAACTAATTGATCTATACACGCTGATCTGTTACCGGTACTCATATCTATGTAGGGACTGTTGGGTTATATTGAGGATTTTGTTGCTGTAATTGTCGTTGTATGACACCTGGATCTAATCTAGCATCATCACCTACATTTTCTGGGCCTACATAAGGCTTGACACAAACAATTACATTTTGATATTTATCTTTAAAGAATCTATGATGTACGCTTGTAATAAACCATTTGCCTAACAACTTACTATCTGAAACTGCTACTTCTTGACCTGCTTTAAATACATCTATAAAACGACCTGGTCTTCTAAAAGTATCACCAGGTATATCTAAAGTAAGTTGTAGATTGTAAAATGTTAAATTAGAAACCATTTGAGCAGTAACTAAGTTTTTGTTATCTTCAAATTCGAATCTTGGTAACGAAAACGGTTTTACTGGTCTATTAGCTCCTTGATAGAAAGGAATATATGGCTCAGGTGGACCTCCTACACAACTAAATTTATCCACAAATATTGTTCTCCACTCCTCTTTTACTTTATCTATTTCTATAATCTTTCTCTTTTCTGCTCCCATCATAGGATCAGTACTCTTAACTATATAATTACTAAAAAATTCATTTGTATATGTTGTAAAGGGGCTAGTTAAATTAGTATTATGAAGCATACCTTGATACCTATTAAAGAAAACACCCTGTTCACCTGTATCAGGATTTGTAACTTTACTTACTGGGTTACTCTTATTTTCGCCTAGTTTATCTAGATTACCTTGTAAATCTCCTATACCCATTGCCTCAATTGTTAATTTTTCATTATCTTTAAAATAAGCATCTAAAGGTATATACGTATACTTACCAGTATCTCTATTATATTGTAAAAAAGGTTGAACTGGTAACTTTTGACCTTCTGATACTACGTAATTAAAACGTAAAAGATATTTTAATGCGTCAGAGTATCTCCAGTGCTGTCCCGGTGTGATATGTTCAATATGATTAGGAAAATCACCATTATTGCCGTTAATATAATGGCTACCAGGAGTAAATTGCTCCTCATCTATTAATCCATCCCCTTCAAAAACCTTTTTAAATATATCTCTTTTTATTATATCACCAATAGGTTGTTCAGTTTCGTTAGTTGAAGGCAATCTCATATTAGGTTCTGATTGTCTATTTAATATATGAAAGTTTTTATCTATTAATGCATATGTTTTAAAGTTATTAGATCTATCTGTTTTTGAAATACTATTGCTTTCATCTTGTAAAACAAATGAATAAAATAATCCTTTTTGTTGGTATAATGCTGCTTGTGGTTCAGTGCTTCCAACTACATTAGGATTACCTTTTTGAAATGTTTCATAATCTACAAATCTGACATGAAGATAATCTTCACCTGTTCCACTACTTATTAATTCGTCTTCAATATAATTGTAAGGATTATTAATAGTTATTGAACCTACTACTTCAGGAGCAAAAAAGTTTTCATGAATATCTAAACTTACAATAGATGATTTAGTTAAAAGTATACCTTCATTAGCATCCTCCCCAGTAAATCTAATCGGTGGATCAGGATTACCTGAAAGTAAGAAATAACAATAAAACTCTGCACCATTTAATTTAAATTTAAATGATTCATCATCAATAGGTTTAGGAGCAGTAGCCATTATCTAAGTGTGGCTTCAGTTATCTGCTGGTATATTAAACCTCTCTTACTTGGTTTAATAAAAGTAAGCTGTTGACCGCCTTCAGCAAAAAAACTGTTACCAATAGTTTCTTTATTCAACAAATATATAATCCACCAACTATGAATATCACCGTATATGTCATATGATGTAGTAGTCAAAGCTTGTTTACTAACAACATTATGTGTATCTAATAATGAACTATCAATGTTATCTGGAAATTCCATCTTGTTTAGTATATTGTAAAAGTAAAACTCTTTACCGTTTACTGGTTGAGTAAATAACTTAAATATACGCTCATAGCGATTCAAAGGTAAGCTTGGCAAAGCATTTACCTGATCTTGATATTGTCCTGTTTTTCCTGTTAAGCTCATTTTTTCAAATTATTGTTCCGGTCTAAGCCCAAAACTTTGTAAAATCTCTTCTGTTGTCCTAGGTTTTAATTCATCAGGACCAAACTCACTTTCTCCTTCTGGTGCTAAAGGTATACCTAAATCATTAAATAAATTTTCTGTTCTTTTGGTTTGTGTTGCAGCACTAAAGTCTGTAACTTCATTAGAAGGAAAAGGAATACGGTTGTTTGGATCACCGCTAACGTTAGCGCTATTAGGACCAGTAAATTGACCTGCAATAGAAAGACTTTCGTTATAACTAGGATCTGTTGGCCCAGGTCCTGCAACAGGTGTTTGTTCACCTGATATTTGTCTAGGATCTGGAACTGGGTTACCTGATGAGTCTATAGTTCTTCCTCTAGTAAATGAATTGTCTCGCGTATCGATGACAGCACCACCACCCACTGGGATACCAGCAGGATCACCAGTCCTCCTTTCACTTCTTCTATATTGACCAGGTTCCTCATCATAAACACTAGGTTGTTGATTAGGAAGTTGATCTCCCGTCCTAATAGCTCGAGCTAAATCTGATCTCTTGTTTAGAGTTCTCTCTCTTTGATACTTACCTTTTTGAAATCCTTCTTCTTCTTTAGCTTGATTAGCAGAGTATCTATCAAAATCACCAAAAGCATCTCTATTGTCACATATCTCTTCAACAAAGTTAGCTGGTTCTACTGTTAACGATCTAAAAGTAAAATTACAAACATATGCTTCAGGTATAACTCTTGTACCTATTCTTCTTCTGTTTCCTAATAAGCTTACTTCAAAATTCTCTAAATAAGCCCATTGTATGTATCTTAAACCAGGTACTACTAAATTATAGATAGCAGGAAAATCCATTCCAATAGGACCATATCTATAAGGCCTGTTCATTTTAGTAAAATCGCAAATAAATTTAAAGTTCTTATCTATTGAATCATCTTCTAAAGTATTGGAAAGAGTAAATCCTATCTGTAATCCATTATCAGTATTACTATATTGATAAAATTTAGGAGTTTCAATATACGAGCCAGGCGTACCAATAGTTTGTCTACCGGGGTTTAATCCTAATGCCTTAGTTACACCAGTAGCTGCTCCTGAAACTGTCTTAGCTACTTTATCAGCTAATGATTGATCGCCACTGTTACCTGTATCACCAAATGAAGCGAGAGCATTTACAGCTGCAACTCCTCCACCTACTAAACTCTCACCAGCAGCACCTAAACCTTGTATTTCTTTACCTCCAAACATCTGTGCACCTCTTTGACTTATAGGTGAAAATGTATCAGCGAATTCGGTACTAAATGATCTAAAACTATCTTCAAAAAATGGAAAATTTAATCTAGCTATAGCATTATTCTTAACAGTATATAATCCTTTGTAAAAATCTAAACCAGGATTCTTACTATTAGTATACGAACCTGCATTGTTTTGCGGAGATAAAATATTCATATACCCGTCTATAAACGAACGTAGTTGGGAATACTGTAATTCGTAAGCTGTTATGAAAGCAGATGGCGCTTCGTTACGTAAGTCAGAAGTTCTTGGTACAGAAGTCCAATCGTACTCCTTTACGATATCATATACGCCTGGATTCTTTCCATTACGAATGTCATCATATCTCGCCATATTAATATTTATCCACTAAATTAGGTTGGCTGCATAGTATATGCAGAGTTGAGGAAGTTTGTTTTAGAATCATTATATGATGGGCCTTCCATTGAGCCTGGCATATCATTGTTAAGAGGGTTTTGTACAACTACCGGTGTAGTATTATTGCTTCCATTTTTAGCTATTTGTGCTGTAAGTTGAACTAACTGAGCTAAAAGCTGATTAGATCTTTTTACCTCAGCAGCTACAGCTTTGTCAAAAACATCTTTTATAGCAATACTTTCTGTAGCAGCGCCTTTAATTAATTTAGATAATGTACCACCTTCTTTCATTCCTACTACATCATCTCTACTATTAAAGTTTACTAATGTACCATCATTAAATCTTGCAAAGTCATCTGCGTATACAACTCTTTTAAAGGCTTCAATAGGAGATTCACCTCCAGGTACTAATGCTTTAAATGCAGCTTTAACACCCGAACCTACAGTGCTAAATTTCTTACCAAAACTTTTTAAGCCTCCCATTACGTTATCTACTATACCTGTAAATATACCTACAAATTTATCTTTAATAGAAGCAAAGAAGTCGCCTGCTTTACCTAATACAAATCCTGTACCTTTTGCAATACTTTCTCCTGCGCCAGCTAACCACGATATTACACTTCCAACAAAAGGTAACGCTTCATTAAAATGTTCTCCAGCTTCAGCCCATTCACCTCTAAATACTGCTCCTATACCTTTACCTAATGAAATAATATTCTGTATACCAGGTAACTTCATAGCAAACTCTTTTATCTTACCCCACATATCAAATTGACCACCAGTAGGATCAATTCCTTCTCTTTCTTTCTTAGCTTGATTTAAATCGTAAATTAATAACGCCCCATCAATTATCATAGAAGCTATATTAGTGACTCCAAATGGAAGTAAATTTAAAATACCAGAAGCAAATTCAAAAAGAGCTGGAATGTATTGACCTTTTTTCCATCTTGATATACCAAAACCGAAACTGAATAAAGAACCTATAACAGGAATAAACCTACCAAATTTTAGTAATCTACCTCCTATACCTTTCGCCAAGCCAGCTAATATTTTACCTAACTTACCGCCTTTCATAGCTTTAAAAAAGCCGCTAGCTAACTTACCCATAGGCTTTAAAAGCTTAGGTAAAGTTTTAGCTACAAACTCTGCAACCGGTCCTATAAAGTCAGCAATCCAAGCAGCAAATGCTGCAATACCTGCACCTAAAGCTAATAGTAAAGGAAATTTAAGTTTAGGAGGTTTTTCTTCTTTAGTTTTTTGAACTGATTCTTTAGCCATTCCAGCTGGAGTAGAAGCTCGATCCGTTTCACCGAATGTATCCTTTTCATTTTTTTTCTGAACATTAAAGAAAGCTTCAGCAGCAATAGTTGATTCATTTGTAATACGCCTTCTCTCCGCCGAAGTTAAGACGGGATTAACCTTTTTTAAAATCTTTTTATCAGCAGCACCTCCTATGGTTTCACCGGATACTACTTTTCCTAATATGTTAAAGGGATTAGCCACATATATATTTATGCACTAGTAGTGGCATCAAGCAATGAAGCATCTATAGGTATAATAGATTCATTAACAGTTAATATACCTTCTTCGAACTTAGCTACTTTAGTTAAAAAAGAAGTGATATCATCATATAGTTCTAAGGGCAGCTGCTCTACTATTTTAACTCTATCAACAACTTTTAATTCATTAAAGTCGATTAATTCTTCCTCAACTTGAACAGACTTAATAGTTTTAATTAATTCAAATATATAAATTAACCCCATTGCCTCTGAAAGATTTTCACTTTTTAAATTATCTATTTCTTGAATGCACTTCTTTAAGATAATGTTTTCTTCTTGTAGAGTTGGTATTCTTAATTCAACATTAATAGAACCTATTTTAACTTTTTTTGTTAGTTTGAAAGGCGGCACTTCTTTCGCTTTTAGTAATGAATCTTTTAAAGAAACTACGTCTCCGTCGTCTATTTTTATTTTATCACCTAAAGATTCTACTCTTAAAGCTAGTAATGCTGGTATCCTATCAAAAGTAAATAAAGTATCGCTATCTACATTTTTAATAATTAATTCATTTACTGCTTTAGTAAATTGTAATGCACCAAGAACTCCGTTGACTGCAGTAGATATAATATCTTTTTGTTGTTTTAAGGTGATTTGCTTAGCTGTTACTTCTTTTTTAATTGAAGGTATAAAAACTTTAAACTCTTTTTTAAGCTCAGAAAGTTTATTAATAAAATCCTTAGTTGAAGTACTCATGATATTATTTAACTAGTTATCTAATTTTGCAACTTTATCGTTTTGCTCTTCATTTTCACGCATATATAGATCCATATAATCTAGTATATCTTTGAACGTACTGTTAAGAAGAAATGATACATCTTTTATTCTCTTACTTAAAACAAATATATACTCTCTATAAGTATACTCATCTATACAATTGAATAAGTTCTGTAAAAAATAAAAGGGTGAAGCATTTAAAAAACTAATTTCATAATCATCATTATTAGGTATTAAAGTATATTCAAGAACATGTTTGTTATCGTTTACAAACTCATTTATGACAGTAAGTACATCAGTAGGTAAGTTATTGGTTATGTCGATTAATTCTTGATCTGATACATTATTTAAATCTATAGCATCGTTGTCTATTTTAATTTCTTTTATTACGCTAAAGATGTTATCTGTATTGATTAAAAATTTAGAAGGATAGTCTAAAACTAATTTTAAGTTACCAACTTCCTTCTCTTGTCTTATATCAATTATTTCATCAAAATTTTTTATTACTAAATCTATACCTACATCTTTATCTAAACCGTTTATGTTAATATTAAAAGATTGTTTTAAACATCTCTTTCTAAGATAAAGAAGAGTAATAAATTTTTCTAACGCATTTAAATTTTTCGTTACAATAAAATCTTCTAATTTATTTAAATTATGCTCAAGTGAAGATTCAAAAAAGAACTGTCTAGAGTCTTTAAATAAGAACTCTTTTGTAACTACTTCCTTACCATTAGGAAGTTTAAATACACATTGCATATTATTAATTATTACTAAAATGCAAAAGGTAAAGCCTGCCCTGTAGTTCGTAAAGGCTTATAATCTCTAAAAGCAAAGGTAACTGACTTTTCTTGAAACTCTTCATCGTTATACGTTAATTGATAACCTTCTACATTTGTAGGAAACACTTCTCTAAACTCATACCCTTTACGTAAACGCATTCTATTATCATACTGTCTTAAGATAACTTTAGGACATAAGAGATTTCTTTCTAGTAAACCATCTATACCTAAAGCTATCATCCAAGGTCTAAAGAAGAAGTGCTCAATATCATCGATAGTATCAAAAAAGTTAATAGCTAAATTTTTAGATAAAAAGTCTACTCTTTTGTTTAAAGCATAACCGGGTAAGAAGCCACCCATATTTTGTTGACCAGCAATATCAAATTGCGAGTTTTCATTAGGAACGTTAACGGTTCTTGCTACTAAGATATTACCATTTTCTGTAAATGCATCTGGCTCTGTAGTAGCTTTCCAATTGTCTGCGTCTTGTTTATACGCTTTAGTAATAGCTTTATTAATGTTAGGTATTAACTCTGAACCCTCGTAAAGAAATTCTATCTTCCAAAGAAAGGGATGCGAGAGAAAGAACCTTTCACTATAGCTATACCTATCGAGAAAATCTTGCTGCTCAAACGCCATTAATAATATTTAATCGCGAGTGTAATTAAGAAAGGGCAAAGTCTCTATAGAAGTGGAATGCAAAGGTTACATCAAAGCTTAATACATCACCTGAACCATCAGCAATATCATAACTTACAGCTCCAACATTTCTAAGAGAAGCTCCTACAAGTTCGATATTTCTAACATCATTAAGCTGTTTATCAACTTGAACTAAATTAATAACAGACTCTTCACCAGGCATACCATATTGGCCTATTGAAGTTTCATTATTAAAAACAATTCTAGAAGCAGCTTCAAATTTAGTTCTTAACTGACAATCTTCATCATGATAAAAACTAATTGTATATCCTCCTGCTTCAGGGTAAGTCGATCTACCAGGTACTTGAAACTCTTGTCCAAAATAGTTAACTACCTTACTATCAATGTTTCGTCCCGGCAACTGCGCTGTCTTTGCATAAACTAGATCATTATCACCAACAAATGTAATTCCACCTGCTAATGTAATGTTTCTAACTCTAAATAGAAAATCTCTCGAAAATTGATTTTCTGCTGCTTTAGTAAAGAAGTTTTGAATTGTTGTTGCCATAATAATATTTAATTGTTCTTATTGTTTAACCGCCAATTAACTCTTGGAAATTAGCATCTGTTCTAGTAGCGTAGAAGTTAACTAAGATAAACTCTGCTGTTCTCGTTGGCTTAAGGTAAATATCTACCACTAGCTCATTAGCATCGATAACTGCTGGAGTATTGTTTCTTTCGTCACAAACAATCAAGTAATCAAATAATCCTTCATTGTTCTTAGCTCTTTCAAACAGAGGTGTTAAAGCATTTACTAATCTCGTTCTAGTAAACTCTGAGTTCTGCTCAAATACAAACTGACGAGCTAACTGCTTAGTAGGTCTTTCTAATGATAAGAACAACCTTCTAACATTAATTCTATCGAATGCACTTGGCTTCTTCTGTAAAGTCTTCTGACCGAATATTACTATACCCGATCCAGGGAATTGAGCTATTGGGTTAATGTTAGCTTTGTAAAGTTCATCACGCTGCTTTTGATTAGGATTAACTGCAATATCATTAGCAAATGAAACTAACCCTCTAGTAAAGCCTGCTGGGGCGAACCATGGGAATGCTACTGCATCTGTTCTAGCCATTGCAGCTGCAGCAAAGCCTGATGATGGGACCCAACATTGCTTACCAGCATAACTATCATTAACTGCCATCCAGTTACCATAAACAGCTGCATAAGAAGTATTTTCATTTTCAAACTGATGCCTGATGGGCCAGTAAATATCAGTTTGGAAATTCTTAGTCTTATCAGATAATGGCTTAGTGTTAGCTCCTTTAATAACAATCTGTCTAATAGGATCTGCTACAAAAATACAATCTCCTCTATCACCGCCTTCATATGGAGGCTTAACAAACTTTTCAAACTTATTAAAGATTGTAGAATAATTATTTCTTAATGTAACTGAAGAAGCAGTACCTGATATATCACCAGATGTTCTTAATCCATCAACTGCAGTTGCAATAGTAGAGCTATAATCTTCGTCGTCATAATATCCTCTATTAGCAGGAGTTGAAGCACTTGCAACTGCATGAATAGTACCTAATCCACCTTCAACAACTACATCAATATTATAAACTTCATCGTTCTTAACATTATCAAGTGATCTTTCAATCTTAGTAGGAATATCACCAAGAAGTTTATCAGTTACTTTCTGATTAGTAAATTGACCGAGCGGAAATAGATCTGCTGTATTAGTAATATTAGCCAGTCCATTGTTAGCTACTCCATTAGGAGCTCCAGAATGAGAAGCAAACGGTACTGTTAATCCAGTATTACCAGAAGTTGAATCTCTCAACCCTCCTTTTGTTTTAAGCTTTACTTTAGGAACACTATTATCGTTTAGACCTGTATTACCTGCTAAGCGATTAGATATATTATCATTAACTAAGACTTTAATATTTTGCGAGTCTTGATTACCTACGAATGCTGAAACATCAGCTCCTCCATTAGGATTAAGCTGTGTTCTATTAGCATTTATAGAACCTGCTACAATATCAGTTAATACATAATCAAGCTTGGTTGCTTCATTAGCGTAAATTGACTTACGAAGTTTGAATACTCCAAATTGAATATAATCAGTAAATGCATTACCATCTAAGTCATAATCAGTTAGATTTTCCATTACACGTGATATACTTTGACCTGAGCCGTCTGTAGCAGAAGAGGATAATTCAAATGTTAATGTTTGTGTTGGTAAAGCTGTATAACTTGTTGGTCCAGTTGCTGGGCTACTAGCAGCAGTTACTACTTTAACACCAGTAATCGCCTGAAAAGGTGTAGCTGGGTTTTGTGAATTGTCTAGTACTCCTACATAAGTACCTTCAAATCCTTGATTATTAGCTAATTGAGTTTTATTTAATACAATAAATCCAGCATTACCAATATCTGCAAAAGCAGTGGGAGGAACTGAAGCAGCTTTTGCATCATTCGTCCAAGTTAAACCTGAACCATCTAATAATTGTAAATATTGACTTTCTGTCAATTCAAAGTGCGAAGGTGCACCTACTACGTATAAACCAGAATTTCCTATTGAAACAGTTGAAGTAGCTGCTACTTTAAAGTCATCTTCAACCTTAATAGATGAAACTGAATAAGCTAAAGCAGAATATTTGGATCCAAATCCATCTCCGTTTCCTTCTCCATATGGCAGTCTACCAGCGTAAACTGTAGCAGGTGAATTGAGTAGTTCGGTTAAAGTATAATGAAAGTATTTTTCTGCTGCATTAGTAGGAGGACCATATATTTGAACTAATTCTTGCTTAGTGGTTATAAGCAAAACTTCATCGATAGGACCCTGCTGAGCAAAACCGGTAACATAGACGCTAGTTCCGGCTGGTGCGGGTGTTGTAAAGGAAAGATCTGATTCTCTTATTTCTACTCCAGGTGAGTTAATAGTACGCTGTGCCATAAAATTATTTATCCTAATTTAGGTTAATAATTTCAAAAACTGATAACTTCTGTATGTAATTGTGAGTAAACAAATGTAAATCCAGATGTAATTTCATCTGAAGTTGTATAATTATAGCTTATAGCTTCAACTGTAGTGGGAAATGCCTTTGTATAAGTGAATTTTATACGATTATTATTGAATTCATCTTTACCAAAAATGGTCAAATCAGTCTGATAATCCTGAAAGTCTGGATTATTTTCATTTATCTCACGAGCATTATATCGTCCTTCATATTGATCATGTAACAAATTAAGCCAAGAATATATTGCATAGTAATTTTTGTACTCGTTATCTATTTTAAATCCTATAGATACTGGAGGGTAAGGATTTTTTGAATGAGAAGATACATATAAAGTGTTACCAGCATATCTATTTTCTACTGCAGGAACATTAACTTCAGGTACTGCAGCACCAAATATTGAAAATTGAACTGAATCAGGTATCAAGCTATCGTTAGTTTGATTAAACTTTTTGCTAAACTCCTTTAAAATTGGTGGTACATCAAAAACTAATAAAAACTTATCAGCCCTAGATTTGTTCAGCATTGACTGCTGCATAGTATTCCTTGCCATGTATATATTTATAGCTGCCTCGGTATACCCGCTTGCCAATTATCTTGTGGATTTTCGCCTAAGAACATAAATCCATTCGATCTTAAATCTTCCATATCATCATATACTTCATCACCCATTCCAAAAACTACTGCAGAAACATTATTTGATCCTATACCTGTAATTTCTTCATCTAAATATATAGAAGTAGGATCTTCAAAATATTGAATACCAAAGTCCATAGGTTCAATTACACAAGGTTTGCCCATATCATCTACTTCTACTATATCAAAAAATCGTTCAGTTATTTCTTTTTCTAAGATAAACAATCCGTAAAGCATAGCCATAACTCTATCATCGTGAAAGCCCCCTCTAGCTTTCCAAGTACCATTTGGATAACGTACAAAGTTTCTTAACTCAGCAACTGTTTCTTCCTCTCTGATACTTACCACTCTTATCTCATTCATAAAATAACGCATGTTAAGCACTCCCTTATACTTGGTATTAGTATGTGCTATCATACCCCTCATTACATTTCTTCTATGAGCATTTTTGTTACCATAAGAAACTATTTTATCATAACTTAAATCTTCTGATAACCTATCCACCACCTGCGCGCCACAATTGTTTCTCTCTATGAGAGCTAAGGGAGACCCCCAGTTACGTAAAATTTTATATAATCTATTAGTAAACTCTAAAGGCGGGATCTTATTGTTTCTATAGACAGCTACTTGCTTAATATCTTTGATATCTGTAATATCTAAAATCTGTATAACAGATGAATCAACACCAACGCCTTCAGATATATCTACTCCTGCTACATATACCTTACTCTCATCTGGCTCTTCCCATATTTTATAATGACCGTCGTCTAAAATAATTTTTGGCTCTACTACCTTAGACATCATTTCTTCAAATAATTCATCATCTAAAGTAGATTCACCTGAATGAATAAACTCACATTCAAACTCTTGTAACCAAGCATCAGCTGAACCAATAGCTGTTTTAGTAGCCTGAGCCCATTGTTCATCTCTACCAGGTATCTCATTCCATTTTATTTTATCATGAGCCCATCCATTATCACCTTCTATAGCTCCACTGTATAATTTATAAAATAAGTTATCAGTGCCATTAGCTGTAGAACAAACAAATACTTTAGATTTTTTAGAAGAAGTAATAATAGGGAAGACTGATTTCCAAAACTCTTCTACTAAATGAGGTTCAATAAAAGCCATCTCATCAATAACTAAGCAGTTAACAGATTGACCTCGAGCAGCAGTACCAGTAGTAGTCGTAATACCTATTCTACTACCATTCTCTAATGTCATAGAAGTCTTAGCATACTCTTTTACAGGAGGCTTTAACCAGTTAGGCAACTCTTCATATGCCATTCTAACTCTTTGAAATATTTCAATAGCAGTAGCTTCTTTGTTTGCTACTAAAAGAATACGCTGATCATTATTAAAGCATGCCTGCCACAAAATATAGATAGTCATCATCGTAGACTTACCAATCTGTCTAGAAGCTAAGAGACAAAAGAATCTATTATCTCTCATTTTTCTAAGAGCTCTTTTTTGAGGTTTATAAAGATGTATTTTTTCTTTACCTCTATCTAAGTTAACTATATGAAAGAAGTTTTCAGCAAAATATAGTATATTACTGCTTGCTTTTTTAAGGTCTTTTACTTGTTCTTTAGTATATTCACCCTTCCAGTTAACGTTGGGTAAATTTTTATTACCCATATAGAACATATTATCTTGTCTAGCCACAGAAATATTTAGTAGGTAGCATAAATAATTACATGTCAAAAGGAAAAGACTTTATGTCATTAGGTGAAGCATATAAAGATGTCTTCAGTAAAGTAGTTGTTAACGAAGATGTTCCAGCAGGAACTACAGGAGAAGCTCCCTTAACTAAAGGAGGTCCTGAAGAAGAAGGAGGTTTTAGAAAGCCTCTCGTTGACTTAAATAACATGTCTGATAAAGATAAAAAAGACAATATCTATAATATTAAAGGATAC